CCATACCCGCCATAGCCACCCATACCGCCATAACCGCCGTAGCCGCCATAGCCGCCATAACCGCCCATGCCGCCATAACCGCCATAGCCTCCGCCATAGCCCATAGGACTGCCGTAACCGCCGTAGCCCATAGGACTGCCGTAACCGCCGTAGCCTCCATAGCCTCCATATAAGGAGGGACCTGTATTAAAGCCAGGCAATGAAGAGTAAAAAGGACTTCCGTATGGCATTGTATTAACCTCCTCCGGGTATATCTAAGCCAGGAGAACCCCAACCTGGTCTGCTCAACCTTGCTGGAGGGCCCATTGGCACTTGTAGCGCTTGTTGTATTGGCCTCCTTGCCCATGCTCTGGGATTTACTGTTCTGCCTCCGCCTCTCAGCGAAAGAATGCCGCCACCGGCCATACCGGGAGCTGCTGCCATTTCAAGTTCTTTGTTGATTTCCATGATTTGCGCCATTATTTCTTGCGCCATTGCCTCATCGGCTGTTTGCAGTTGTTGTTGTAACCTGTCCCTTTCGGCTATAAGAGCCTCTCTAGAGTTTGGATTAAATATAGCATTTACATCTTCCTGAGATAAATATTCGCCTGTTTCTCTAGCTTGTCGTCCTGCTGACAATCCAGATGCAGACTGTGCTGGACTAAGCATAATCTCCGCAAGCTGTGTAAGAATATCAAGAGGGAGGGTACCAAGGCGGCCTAGAATACTCGCTTTAAAATCGGGATCATCACGCGATCTCACTTGTGCGGCTCGATTATAAGCAGTGGAAAAAACAGATTGTGGCAATCCTTGTCCAAGTCTTGTGTCTAGTCTGTGTTCTGCTCCCCACAGAGGCATAGGTTCTTCTACTGTCGCCAGATCGCCCCGGGCAAAGCCCTTAACGGGACCGCCTGCCTGCCAGCCTCCGGGACCTCTGGAACCAAGTCGTTGTGCTTGGTTTGCCCTTCTTGCCATTCCTGCGCTTAACATTGAGGGGTTGGCGCGAATGGGCGCTTGAAATGTAGAGTTCAATCCGATGGGATGCATCATGTCCTCCACCGTCTGATTCGGACCAACGTAGCCGCCATACTGCCAGCCTCCAGGTGATCTAGATGCTTGTCGTTGTGCTTGGTTGGCTCTTCTAGCCGCTGCTGCTTTTGCTCTTGCCGCTGCCTTTCTTTGTTTTTCCCACAAGTCCGATAACCACTGTGGTACGGGTGTGGGGGGTATGGGTCCGAAACCGCCGGGGGGCATCATCAGAATATCCCCTCAAACTTGGTGCCGCGTAAAGCTGCGCCACCGCCTCTCGACTTGCCTTTGCCCATGCCGGGCTGAGGTGGACCGCCGTTGGCTTCTTTCTTTGGCTGTGACAGGGGCACTGTGCCCTGATCCTTGATTTTCATTGACTTGCTTGCCGCGCCTGAACTTTTCGGTATGGCGCCGCGAAATTTACCGGGTCTTGCTCTTGCCATGACGTTTTTTCCTCTTCTTGGGTTTTTTCTTTTTCTTCTTCTTCTTCGCTTTGCCAGCCTTATCCAAGGCAATGGCAACTGCTTGTCTTTTTCCGTAGCCTTCTTTCTTCAGTCTCCCAATATTAGCAGAAACTGTCTTCTTAGCACTACCCTTTTTTAGCGGCACTCTTTTTCTTCGCTTTTGTTTTCTTCTTCGGGGCTGCTTTCTTTTTTGCTACTGCTTTCTTTTTCGGCGCCGCTTTTTTCTTCGCTTTGGGTTTTTCTGCCTCTACTGCTTCTGTTGCTTCCGCTGCCCTGGCAGCCAATAGCTGTTCTTTGCGCTTCGGGTCGCCGCGCCAGGCTCGATCCGCCTTTTCCTGCGCCAACATTGCATCTTCCTCGATGCGCTCTTTCAATCTCTGGTGTTTGTGTGCGGCCTGCATGGCCTTCATTACTGAACTCATGTCGTCTCCTTTCTCAAGTCCGCAGCCTTGAACCGTTCCTGTTGCTCAAGTCGGTCCTGCGCGGTTTCGTTTCTCATTGTTGCAATATCCTCGGATGAATCAATACGCTCCCGCGTCAAATCCTCATCCTGGTCCATCTTCATTATATCTATTTCCTGGCGTTCTCCAAATTCTTGTTGTTTGCGCTGTAAATCACCGGCTTTGATATCGAGCTCCTGGCGCCTGAGTGCAACCAATGGATCTTCCGGTTGCGGCGGTGGCATAAATTGCTGATTGATCTGTTCCATCAGCCCGGCAATCGTTGCTGCCACTTGTTTTTGCTGCTGCTGCATCATTTGCTGTTGCATCTGCTGTTGTTGCTCCGGTGGCGCCTGCATCAATTGCTGTTGCATCTGCATCATCTGCGGATCCTGCGCCATTTGCTGCTGCACCATCTCTTCGGCCTTCAGCGAAACATGGTCATAGACATGCGCTTGCGTCATTGCCATTCCCTGTGGGTTCTGTTGCATGATAGCGGTACCATAAAGACTCATGTGGGTAGCGATGTGGGCGTCGTGGTCTTGTCCTGGAAAGGCTTTTGGCTGTTGTCCCGTAAGCAGTCCGGCATTCTCTTTGCCAGGATCAATCGGCTGCGGTTGCGGCGGTGGTGGCAGCAACGCATCAATATTCTGCACATTGAGTGCCTGATACATGCGCCGATACGCCTCATAAATGCCCGCTTTGCCATGGATTTCGGGGTTCGATTGCGCCATTTGCAGCATTTGCTGCGCTAACATCACCCGTTGGCTCATCGAGAAAATGTTCGGGTCCGATACCGGGATAATGTCCACGCGGTCATCAAAGTCCGCCTGTTTGATCATTTGGTCGCCATTGTTGGTCATATACGGGTATTCAGGTGGCAGGAACTGGGCAAAAATGCGTGCCAACAGGTTAAACTCCACCTTTTGTGCGTAATGCAGGCGCTTGTGGATCGCCGACATCACCTTGGTGCCGCGTTCCAGCAGCGCAATGGTGGTGCCTACCGGCATTTCCTGGTTGGAATCGCCAACCTGGATGTCGGCAATGGAAGCAAAGCGCTTACCGGCATCAACCATGATGCCCATCAGGGCTAACAGGGTCTGTGACGGCTCTTTAAACGGCAACGGGATGAAGGATTCGCGCAAACTGCCCCCAGGGGCGTCCATATCGCGAAATTCTCCGGGTTGTAAGGGCTGATCGTCGTCACGAATACGGATACCGCGTGCTTTAAACCCGGCAGGCAAGTTGGCCAAAGTGCCCGCATCGATCAGCTGGCGTAAAATGGAGGTTGATGCCCTTGATAAACCCCCGATCATGTGTGTCAGGCCAAAGCCATAGAAGCCAAGACCCGGTAAAAACTTGTAATGGACGAAATACTGGACTTTTTTCCGCAGCGGATCGCCCTCGTTCCAGTTCCTGCGGATCGAAAGCACCGCATTGTTGGCTTTCGACAGGGTGACGATGTAGGGGAGCTTGATACCGGTGGGCTCGCCCGCCTCATCGGTGTCCTCAAAGCCCTCCAAGTCCAGATCAAGATGAATTTCGTAGAGCTCGCACTCACTGTCCATGCGTGAAGAGGGCTCAATCCCCTGCAATTTGTCGATTTCCTCCTGGATATCCTGCTGTTCATACTGCATGCCCATGGCTTTAAGCTGCACGTCACGATAGAAGCCGATGTTCTGGAGCTTAACCACATCATTCAACGGCATCGTTACAATATTGGTGATCCGAACGGCTGTTTGCAGATTACTGGTGTCATAGGGAACGACCAGGTTCTCTGAGGGAATAAACCGGGACACTGCCCGCCCCAAATTCTGGTCGTAATAAACTTTCCTAAAAGCCGATCCCGACAGTGGCAGATAGAAGAGAAGCATGTCGGTTTCGGGATCGTATTCTTCCATGACGTGCATCAATTGGTAATTCATGTATTCCTTGACCCTGGCCGCCTGTCCCTCGGAATCGGGAGTGATGGCACCCACAATCTGGGTTTTCACCGGTCCTTGCGATGGCAATATCTCGGCATAGGCCTGTGCCTGGAACTGGGTAACGGATTCTGCCAACAGCGGATGAGTTATGCCGGAGGCACCCTCAAACGGCTGGCTGCGTTCCTCATAGCGCATGCCGAGGAACTCCAAACCATCACGGTACTGCTGTTCCCACTCGGCGCGGGAACTAAGATCGGCCTCGACATCGGCAATGCATTGGTTGAAAATGGTTTGTAAGTCGGAATCGTCAAGCTCATCGGCCAGATTGGCGCCAAATTCAACTTGCGGTGACAGCATTTCACCCTCACCGACAAGGATACTGCCGCTTTCCAAGGGCGTAATGGGAACATCTTCACCATTAAACTCGGCTAATCTGGGGTCTTCCAGTTCAATCGTCTTGGAGTCATCCATAATATCGACAGGTTCTTCCTGTGCAGGATAAATCCGTTTTTCGATATCCGCCATACTACGCCCTTGTGCTAATTCATTAATCTAAACAACAAACTACTGATCCAGTTACGCCATTGAACCGAGAAGCTTAAAACAGTTTTTTCCATTCTACCCATTAAATATCTTTACTGCCACCTGTGATTGCTTTGTCGATAAAGCCGCCGTGAGCTTTTTTAATTCTTTCTACAACATTTGCAGATTCTTTTATTTATTTTTCTGCTGTTGTTTTGCCACCTGTAAGTTTGTTAAGTCCATTTGCATTTGGAACAAGCATAACCTTATAAG